CGGCTCTTCTACGGTCATTCGGAACCCCTTTTCACTGAAGAATGCTGGGATCGACTCCAGCAACGCTTCCAAATCTTCCTGCTCCAATATGAGCACACAATCGTCACCATTATTCGCGAGTTCGGCGTCAATTCCTAAATCTGAACACAACTCCCAGATGAGCGCGCACATGATGATGCAATTGCCCAACGAAGTGTTGAGGTCTCCACTCGACCTAGTTCCTGGAATCCGAAAGCGTACTTGCCCATCGGCACAGTACGCGACGCCTTTATTATCTAATTGCCACAGCAGCAAGGCAAATAGTTCATCTCGAGTTGGGAAAGCCCCCGTGTAGAACATGTGTTCGTACGCTAGTGCAGATATGCCGACATGCATGTCGAACTTCTTAGCATCTAGCCCCACGGCGACTGGGTTCTTGAATCTTTGCCATTTCGCGCGCAGAACGAAGGCGGCCTTAAAAGAATTCAATCCTTTGATGACTGTGTGTGTTGTGTGCTTACCCCACATCTTGTTGATACCCGCGAAGTAAAGCTTCTCCGCCTTCTTAAGGTACTTCCAAGCATGATATTGTAGCGTGGCGACCGCGGGTTGATAATCCGCGGCGCCTTCGACAACGACTGTTTTTCAAATTTTGTGAAAGGACGTAAATATGCATCTCGTCGATGGATTGGTGTGCGCATCAAGCTGCGGTTAGCGTTTTCGTACAACTTACGCTTGGCACCAGTGTAACATTCTACAACTTCTCGTTGCGTTAACACGGTGGCTTGCGGTTTGACGTACTCGACGCACCCCCTACGGAATTCACGCAAGGGCGCTGTGTCCCAAGCTTTCCGACTAGTTTTAAGCGCTGGTAGAAATTCACCATCAACTTCACACAAAAAGTATCGCTCAACCATGGCCCGTTCCACCGCGGACACACTGTTGTTATAGACCCCCAAATCATGGTTGTCCCCCATGCGCGATACTACATGGTATTCCCTCACCTTCCTCGACAGCCCATTCCGTTGCACCTCCAATTGGTACTTCGGTCGCATTTCAGGCTTACGTCCCGGTTGATTCTCAGGCAACCAAAACAATGATTCCCTGGGCACCCGGTGCTCCGTATCCTGACCAATATGACGGATTGGGCGCCCCTAGCAATCAAACGAGAGCGTGCTCTCGTTCTTGCCCAGGAACCACCTCAAAAACCGCGAACTCTTGACTGCTCGCG